CAGACGGTATACAGGATAGCAATCGAGTAGGTCACACCAGTAGTGCCTGCGCTGTTGGTCACGGTGATCAGGTCGCCAGTGGCAGCAGTAACGTTGATACCGTTTGCGTCTGGCCACACGAAAATGCACCCAGCGCCGGGAGTCAAGCCAAAGCCGTCACCGGCAGCGAGCATGAATGGGACGCCGTTACTTGCGGGGCGAGTCACGTTGACACTGTTGGTGTTACCGGATGATGCAGTAATAGCGATGGCCTTGATCCTGTCCGCTGTTACCGTGGCACCCAGAGCATTCGTGAGCACGCCAGAAAGATCTAGGTCTTCAGTCGCGCTTACACCAAGTGTGCGGGTATCGCTCCAGTAGTCGGTGGCTTGATTTGCGCCAGTGCCGTTGGTAAACGCAAATGTCGTCTCCCAGTTAATGGGGGCGCTGGCTGTTACGAGATCAAGGGCACTGGTTTGCTCTGCCCGGAATCCAAACGAAAGTCTTGCGGAGCTTATTGTCACAGGTCGCCACTCCTGAGCATCTCAACAAGTCTTTCCGAATCCGGAACGCAATAAGCCCTGGCCGCCTTTCGATCATCTTCCGTGATCGCCAAGCCTTTGGTAGTAGTGATCTGGCAATACTCGCCGCCGATACCCACGAACCGGGACAGGCTGCTTGCTTCACCTTTGCTGATCCTGACGACCTGGCCATCGGTGACGCAGCCTGAGATGGTCAGACACAGCACAATCAGCACCAGCATCGACAGACAATAAGGCGGGTAATCGTTTAGGTTCTTCATCGCTTGCGCCTCCAGTTACCAAGGGTTGAGCTATACGCCCTGACGCCAGCCCATTGCCACCAGCGGCGAGCAAAGCCGGTGCCATACTCCCTGAGCATCTCGCGGTAGTAGGCGTCTGCCCTGGCCCGGCATGACCACGGAATCAAGCCTCTGTCAGTCAGCAGGCAAAGTGCATCGTGTGCGAGACTGGCTCGAACCACTGCCGGTGTATCAATCGCAGGGCCGGAACCGAAGTCCCAGGCAAACCCGGCAAATACATGCAGGCATCCATTTTGGGCAAGGCGACACTTTGATGCAGGAAGTTCAATCTCCCCTTCATAGCCGGTGATCGGGGTGTTGTAGTCGGTGTCAGACAGCAGTAGGCCGAGGGTTTGGCCGTTTTTGCGGATCAGGTCGTAGTGGATGCCGTTCACTTTCCGTCCCTCATGCGACTAGATAGGGTGGCAGCACGATGGCCCACCTGCACTGCCCACTGGCTTTGGAGCATCTGCTTGGCAGTCTCGCTGTAATTCTTGGCGTCAATAGCCGCCCACATCTTGGTAAATTTGCCCATCGTTGGCATACCGAGGTTGAAGCACATCTCGACCAGCACGTTTTGCCGAGTCTCATTGTGCTGACGCCAGTTGGGTTTGGCTCGGTCAAGCTCGGCAGCGCAGTCCTCGATGTCGTCATGTAGGATCTGCATCACTGCGGCATCTGAAATCGGGTTTTCGAGGTTGTGGCCAACGCCAATGGTGGGCTTGCCTGCGGTGCATTTGTACATGCCGCGCTTGTAGCCCTCATGCAGAATGAGGGAGTTGATCAGTTCGGGGATATTCACGACCCCGCTCCTGTCCATTTGTCCCAAAAAGTGAGGGCGGCGGCTGTTAGCACAGACCAAAGCGGAAGGACAACGCACATGACTCCGGCAATAAATCCGGCCTGCTTGCTCATCTTCTGCTGTATGTCCTGGACGGCAACCAGGGTGGCGTCAACTTTGTCCGTGAGGTCACGGATGGCGATGTTGTCGGTTTCCCGGTGCGCCTCAAGTTTTGCCACACGCTCTCCTTCAGTCATGGCGTCCTATCCGCAAAAGAAAAAACCCGGTTCTGGGGTTTTGGTTATGGGTCGCGAGCACCAGGCGGGGAGCCTGACTACCGAGGGGGCGGCAGTGCTGTACTCGCATAAAAAGGGCGCGGGAGAGGCAAGACCTCTGTCACCCGCTGTTATTACGATCTGTTCGTCAGCGCGACATATCCCGCATAAATCTTTAGGCAGAAACGCAAAAACCCCAGCTTTTGGCTAGGGTTCTTGTGCGTTGAGGAAAGTACCCCAACGTATGAAGTGACACTGTACATACACCAGAACAGGCTATCAATGGGTTTTTTGGTGTACGTTTAGAAAGCCGCTCGAATCACCGTAATCGCCCTGTGCTTTCTGGCCTCCCGTGCAATGTACCGCTTGGTCTCCAGCGCCAGCAGCACCTTTGCCACTGGTGTACTGTGCCGATAGCCGCACCCCGTTTGTATCTCACTGATCGTGGGCGCACAGCCTCTATCCTCAATAGCGTCGATAATGAAGTCCAGGACAGTGCGTTGACGCTCAGACAGTTTCTTCACGCTCGGCCTCGCGCTCTTTGTCGATCGCGACCCAAATTGGCACCAATGATCTTGAGTCATACCCGGCCAGCACGTCTATCAAGCGGTTGGCCATGTCGGTCAGCCTGCCCCGGCGTGCCTCAGAGTAAGCCGAGAACATGCCCCCAGCAGTATGCGCACCGCTTTTGCTGTCCCATATTCTGGATCGGTAGCCGATCAGTATGCGGTCGATGTAGGACACGATCACGCCCTGGTCGGCAGATGTGGCTTTTTCTTTGTCAATAAAATGAGTCCACACGCCGGTTTTCATCGCGATCATGTCGTTCATCGTGATGGTGTTTTCAGGCGCGTTGAGGAAAATGGCAGTCCCGCGCAGGTGTGCTGGCTGATCCATCACCGCCTTGATTATCATCCCGGCAGTCCCGGCATTGGCCAGCCATTTGGTCGAGTTGAATTTTACGCCCCCGCCGCCACCATCCCCTGTTGGGCCTCCGAGGTGGATGGCGAATGCGTCGTGGATCGAATGTCGCGCGTTTGTCAGTCTCATGCTGATGCCCTCACCCCAAAATTTTCAAACCAATTTTCCGGGCTGGCCTGCATCACCACCTCGGCACCGTCATCGTCAATGAATTTCCATGTCTGCTCCCTGCCCGGCTTGATGTGCAGCATTGTCCAGGTGTCAGGCTGGACTGATACGACGCGGTGCAGGGTGTAGGGGAAAATGCGGTTGACCTCGCCGGGATTGAAATAGCGGTTACAGTCCCGTGCTGGCTCGTCGTGCTTTGTCCGCAAGTGCTCGGTGTATCGCCCGCACAGAATGACACTGGTGCCTGTCCACGGGTGAGTATGCAAGTGGCGCTCGCTGTCAGCGGCCATGAAATGGTGCAGCCACCACTGCCCACCATCTGGCAGTATCCCGGCAAAATAGCGGCGTAGGTACGGCCTGCCATTCACATCAATTTGTTTCATCGGCATTTGCGCCGTAATCCCCATGAGTATTTCGTGGTTCATGCTACCTCCCTCCCCTGCTGTTCCGGTAATGCGCGCCAATCTCGGCTTGGCGGCGTGCCTTTTTCAATTTGTCGGCATTCGGCCCTTGCGTCTGCGGCGATCTGAGCAAGCTCGATGGCAGTCCACTGCCTCAGCCTTGGCGCGGTTTCGAGGTAGTCAAGCGACGCCTGCCCAAACCGTGCCCGTATCCCTTCTATGTACCCTGCAATGTTGCCGGACTGGTACAGGTTGCAGACCACGCACTGCGAGTGCAGATTGATCAAGCTGTACCTGATGGCACTATTTGCTCCCCGGCTCTTGAAGTGACCAGCATTGCGCTTTCTGCCGCCCTCGTCCGGCCTGCCGCATGAGATGCAGGGCTTGCCAGCGTCCAGCAGCTTGCACAGTTTGTTGACTGCGGCCTGAGCGGTCTTTGCCAGTGTTGATGTATCTGCCGCCTTGAATGCAGCCCTTCGATTCCTGTGTTCATCCTTGCGCTGCTTGTGCAGCTTCTGGGCACCTTTCTCTGCGGCGTAGGCAATCACATGGGTATAGGTGCAGAAGTTGCCCACAGGCAGGCAGTGGGCTTCCTCGCGAGGGAATCTGGCCTTGCAGTAGCAACACTTGAGGGTGGCGGTCGTCATCAGGCCGCAACCCTCTGCATCTTCGCGTACTGCCCAAGACTTTCGAGCACCAGGCCGTCGTTGGCGGCGGTCATTTGTAGCCAGTTCAGGAATAGGAACATTTCAACCCTTGTGTAGTTTTTACTGGAGCGCAGCATGGGTGCGGCCTCCTCGCCAGTCCAAGGATCAACCGGCTTCACCACCATAAAGTCGGCACCTGTCTCAGCGTAGTAGCGCCGCTTGGCGATCCTCTTGATACCCTCCATTTCGGCCTCAATAACACGCTTCCGATGTTTCCCAAGCAGGTGCGCCGCATAGTCAGTCAGCCACACATGGAGCAGTGCGTTTTGGTCAAGGCTCCTGTCCGCACCAATGCGCCAGGTGAGTGTCAAAAACTTGTGCTCGCTGAAAAGCGTTTCTACCGTTTTGCAGAATGCAATAAATCCGGGTAGGGAATTTACAATGAAAGTTTTTTCATCAACCTGCATCACCATCACCCCGCTTGCGCCAGCCAAGTTCGTTCAGTTCTTGGACATTCATCACAACCGATAATTTGACTTTCCCAATCGGCACCTGCTCCACCTTGCCGCCACCCGCAAGGAACTTTTTCATTTGCAGCCGTCGCTGAATTTCGTCTGCGTCTTTTGCTGGATCTGGACTGTTTCCGTGTAGGCTCATGCTGCTGTCCTCACCGCTTCAAGCACCCTGCAAGCGGCAAGCGGCGGTACTGCGTTTCCCGCAAGGTGTACCGTCAGCCGATGGTTGGCTGGGCGTTTTGTCTCGCGCGGGAATGACATGGCCAGCAGGTTTTCGTCAGCAGTCAGCATTCGCATACGGTTGCCATCAACAATGGCCCAGCGGTCACGGGTAGTGATCGTGCCGATAGGTCGTTGAAGGCTGCGGCCTGACTTGGTGTTGCCGTAGTAGCTGAACACAAATCTTTCGCCATAGGTTGCGCGACCGGCCTGGATGCGCTCCAGCGTAGCGGTCGCTCTCCCCTTGCGCTCGATGTCAGACCAATTGCCAGCGTCGAAGTCGATGAAAGAGGTAGCTGGCTGGTGTTGATACCTTTGCAGATTCAGGTGCAGCGGGGCTTTGCTCAGTGTGCAAACCAACACAAGGCGCACGCGGTTCTGCGGCACGCCAAGGTCGGCGCAGTCAATTATGTGTGGCGCGATCTGGTAGCCGAGAGCCTGCATTGCTGCTGCCCATGCCGGGTACAACGTCCACGCCATGAACTCGGTTACATTTTCCACCAGCGCAACGCCGGGGCGGTGGAACTCCAGCGCCGACACTACTGCCCAGGCTGTTGAACGGCTGGCATCGTGCTGCGGATTGCCGGAAGCCTTGCCACGGGCCTTGCTGTGACCTTGACAGCAAGGGCTTGCCAACAGGATGTCGTGCGATGGAACGCTGGTCCAATCAGCCTGGTGCAAGTCCTGACAAGAATGAATCGTGTCTGGGTGGTTCTCGCTATGCCACTGGACAGCAGATTGCCAGTGATTTGCCGCCCAAAGTACATCAACGCCAGCCATCCGTGCGCCTGTTGACCAGCCGCCAAGCCCAGCAAATAAATCAATTGCAGTAGTCATACCCTCACCCCCAGCGGTTTCCGCAGCCAGTCGTTTACCATCTGGATCGTGGCTGCATCCGGTTCGCGGCGCTTGCCGTCGAAAATCGAACCGCCCCTTGCCGCCAAGGTCGCCTGCCACTTTTCACGGCCGCAGATTTTGCAGCCGTTGGCATTCTTGGATTTCATGGCGCGCCCACACTGACATTCTATTTTTGGGTTGTAGCTTGCGTAGTTCATACCCCAGCACCTCTATGCGAAGCCCAGTCGAAAACGAGGAGCGATCTGCTGCCCTCCCGCAGGCGGTCGATGACCCGTTCCCCAATTTCTTTCTTGAGCGATTCCAGTTCCAGGTTGCTGACAACCACGGTCGGCAGCATTGCTTCGTAGCGACGGTTGACCACTTGGAATATCCGGGCGCGTTCATCATCGGTGCCCGCACCAGTGCCAACCTCCTCGATGATCAGCAGGTCAAGACTGCCGTACCAATCCAGCACGGATTCCTCGGTGCGGTCGCTGTCACGGCTCCACGTCGAGCGGATCTCGCGGATCAGGTCTGGCAGGTCTACGCGGCGAACTTTGTGTGTGCGGTACAACTCCAAAACGATGCCGCAGCAAAGGTGCGATTTGCCGGTGCCAGGCTTGCCGGTCATGACCAGATTTGGCGCTTCGCCTCCCTCCTGCATGGCAGACATGGCGGCAACCAGCTTGCGGCAAGCGGCCAAGGCGATCTGCTGCTTGTCGTTCTCGGCGCGGTAGCTGTCCAGGGTCTTGTCATCGAAGCGGAGCGGCACACCTGCATCGCGCTTTGCCTTCAGATCCCACATCTCCCAAAGGGCCCTGGTTTGTTCTTCCTCAGCCGCCTTGCGCTCCTCTGAGCACTTCGGGCACAGCACGGTGACGTGCCGACCCAGCAGATCAATCCATTTGCGGGGCGATTCGTAATCCCCGTGAATATCGCAGTGCTCAACAACAACACCCGCATGTAAAACCTCAGAAGCCCCCATCGCTTGTCACCCCCGCTGAATAGTCCCGTTTGTCGAAGTCGTTGTGCCTGCCCTGCCCTGTCTTGGCGGGGCTGTCCCTTGCGTCCATGTTGCGCAGCCAATCAGCCTTGAATCCTGACCAGCTCTTTGAAACCGCAGCGCGTATGCAGTCTTCAGCGCTCACGCCATCGGCGCTTGCCGCAGTGATCTGCGCGCAGATGTCGTCCATCGCGATTTGTGAGTTTGTGGCCCTCTTGGATTTCCTGACTGCCAACCACTGGATCATGGTTTCCTTGGTCGGCAGTGATGGCCATTTGCCGAAATCAATCCCATCAAGCGATTTCAAACCCGGCCACGGGTTCACTGTCTTTTGGTTAATGGTTAATGGTTCTTGGTTTATGGTTCTTGGTTCTTGGTTAGCTTTCGATCCGGTTTTTTTTGGGTTCCCAGAAATAACCGGCTGGGTTTCCGTGGGTTTCTGCTTCTGCAAGCCCTTGTTTTTCTTGGGCCTGCCTCCACTCTTTCCATTCCGTCTTGCCCGCTCTGCCTTCTCGTTGTAGTCCAAAACCTCCTGATCGGCGCGCAAGTTGTGCCAGCCATCAGCCTGCAAAACGAAGAAATCTGTCAAAATTAAAGCCACGGTTTCGGCGTAGGAACCAAGCCGTAACCTACGAATAACCGAGTCGGTTTCTTTTGGGATAGGCTGCTCTGTGTCGTAGTAGTAATCGAGCAGGCGGCGATAGACAGCTTCTTCTTCCAGCGACAGGTGCCTGGTATGCAGTGCGAAGTCGGCAATGTGGAACTGGTAGTAGTTCATTCGGCGACACCCCCACACGGACACCGACAAGCCCCGGCAATGCCGCCAGTGCCATCGCAGACAATGCAGGTGGGATCACCAGTCTCAATCCATTTGTGCCCGCACAGTCCTGTAGGCTGGCCACTCATGGCCATCGCCGCTGCTGCGTGCTCGGTCAGTCTTGCCGGGGCCAGGCTTCGCAGAATCGGATCTGCCAGCAGGTCGTCAATGTCTGAAATCGGGGTCATGCGGCACCGCCTGATAGGGTAAAACCCTGAGATGTGTAACGGCGGCAGGCCAAAAAAAAAGGGGTCATGCTGTCACCCTCCCGAGCTGCCTTGTTTTTTGTTTTGGAACTTCCCACCTGATAAACCCCCTCTTTTGTGACTCTGTTCACTCGCCGTCAATTTTTATCTGTGTGCGAAACCGTACAGACTGGCCTATGCGTAAAGGAGCTTTATGCAGCCTTGCTACGCTTGGGTTTAGCTGGTGCCCGTTCTTCGCAAAGTTGGACAAGGGCGGTTCCAAGGGCGAACCCAGGGTTGGCGATCTCGCCAGTGCCGATGCGGTACACGGTGGGTTGGGTGGTCTGATGGCCGGATTCGGTTACGAGCCTGGCGATTGCGGTATGGTTTATGCCCGCTTGCACAAGGCGGGAAACGGCTTGTTGGGGGGTCATGTTGTCTGCTCCGTGTTGTTATGGGGCGGACTTTATACGCTCGCGCATTTTTTTACAATACCCGCACGCATGGATAATTTTATATAATTGGCTTATATGAAAAGAACATTCACACAGACACTAAATCTGCTCTGCAATGCAGCCTTGGAATTCCAGAAACGCGACGGTCGGCCAAACGTCCTGCGCCTGGCTGAGGCTATGGGAATGAACCAGTCAACGCTAAAACGCATGCTGGACAAGGACTACAAGGAAGATCCAAAGGGGGATAGTGTGGAAAAGATAATCAAGTTTTTTGGGATCACGCGGGATCAGTTGGTCGGGGCGACACCAATCCCTTGGCTTGACGTAACAGACGGTAACAGACATATTCCGCAATCGGTATCAGGGCCGGTGCAGATTTTAGGATGGATTCCATTGATAACTTACGCTCAAGCGGGAAAATCAAAAACCGAGAGCTTTACACGCGATTTTACGGCAATAGACAGGGTTAGACCTACTACGGCTGACTGCTCAAAATCCACTTTTGCTCTCAAAGTAGAGGGCGATTCCATGACTCTACCGGACGGGGTGCGCGGCCATAGCTTTCCGCACGGGATCATTATTTATGTTGATCCAGAAAGCGCCCCACAGCCGGATCACTATGTTGTCGCACGCTCAATAAGTGATAACGCGGTAAATTTTCGACGCATGATTCTTGATGAAGGCCGGCCAGTTCTGGTGGCGCTGAATCCAGACAAACACGCATACCCTACAATCCGCGAGAGCTTCGAGATTATAGGCCGCGTGATTGATGCAACCTGGGGCGGGCTGTAAACACCTACCACGGGCACAGCCAGCCCAGCGGATAAGACTCTAAATCCTGCCTGTTACAAAACCACCCATCACCCTCCGAAAAGTGCGCATATAAATATTTATGCACTTGCGAATTAAAATCTATTGACAAGATAATGCGCGAGCGTATTAAATCCCCTCACACCAAACGAGGGCCAGACAATGAAATTCAACCCATCCCAAATTTTGCGCAGCCTAATTGAACTCCGGACGCCTTTCGAGGTAGCCGCCATGAAGCCTGAAAACTTCGGCCAGTGGCTTCGTGCTGCATGGATAGTCTGCACGCTCAAGCTCAACGGCGACGAATGGAAGGCCAGTGATGAAACCCTGATGGAGGGATTCCGCTGGCTGGTGGCGCAGCACGCAGGCTCCACGGACGAGCTGTACGACTTCGTGGTGACCGAGATCCTGGGCGAGGGCTACGCAGTCCTGCCCATCATTGATCTTGTCCGCCTGCTCGCTGGCATTGGTGCGCCCACCATCGCGCTTGACTACATGCGCAAGCGGATTGACGAAAACCATACCGATGATTTTGCAGACTGGCAGGAAGAAGTTGCTGCCGACAACGCCGCCTACATGGAGCGCAAGCGGCTGGAGAATGCGGCGTGATTGAGTCAGACAACGAAATTGCCCGCAGGATCGCTGCCCAGCGTCAGGCCAGATCACAGAGCATGACCCAATGGGAGTGCAAACAAATCAACCGCCAACTGCGCATAGAGCAGCAGGTAGAGAAAACCGGAACCGAGGAGAGCCAAGCATGAACGCAATCACCATTTTTCATCCAGGCATTGTGCAGCGCAGCGATTGGCGCAAGGGATTCATGACGGCCATTGAGCAACGCCTACAACTGGAGGCACCGCCATCAATGACTGAAGCCGAAATCGCGCGCCGCTGTGCCGAGTCTCAGCCGTTCGGCAAGGGCTACCGTGAGGGCATGCTGTGCGCCCTGGCTTGCAGCCACTCGCAACCAGATTATCAACAGCAGGATCAGCACACCATTGCCGCATGGATCGCTGGAGCCGCCTGTCTGGTAGCTACCGGCATCCTGTACGCAACGTCAATTTAATGCCCGGAAGGGCTGGGGAAAGAGCATGAGCAGCTACGAAGACGCACAAAATCAAACACCGGCAATCTATGAAACGCGCACTGCTGCGCTGGCGCTAGACCCGGAAAGCATCAACAGCATGATGAGTCTGGCTGAAAAAATGTCAGCCAGCAAAGTCACTATTCCAGACCACCTGAAGAACTCTGCCGACTGTCTCGCTGTAGTCATGCAGGCCGCGCAGTGGGGAATGAATCCATTTGCGGTGGCTCAGAAAACCCACATTGTCAGCGGCAAACTGGGGTATGAAGCGCAGCTTGTCAATGCTGTGGTAATGGCCAGCGGCGCCATCAAAGGCCGTTTCCATTACGAATACCGTGGAGATGGAGACAAGTTGGAGTGTCGTGTTGGTGCTGTGCCTCGCGGCGAAATTGAAGTTGTGTGGGGTGAATGGTTGATGCTGGCTAACGTCACAACTCGAAACTCACCATTGTGGAAGACCAACCCCAAACAGCAGCTTGGCTATCTGCAAGTGAAGAACTGGTGCCGCCTGTTTGCGCCTGGCGCAATCCTGGGCGTCTACACCCCGGACGAGCTGGAGCCAGCAACAGCAACGCCGCGTATCACGCCACGCGACAGCGACCTCCTGCCAGAATACCCAACCGATCAGTTTGAGAAGAACTTGCCCGCGTACCTCAAAGCTATCGAAGCTGGCAAAAAGACTGCCGACCAGATCATCAGCACGATCAGCAGCAAATACACCGTGACACAAGATCAGCAAAACACACTGCGAGAAATCGCGCCCATTCAGCCGGGTTCAGATCTGGCTACCCAGTCCCAAGGAGCAGCAGCATGAGCATGATTCAGATCGACTTCAAGCAAGGCAGTGAAGAATGGCTGGATAACCGCCTGCGCGCCTTCAACGCAAGCGAAGCCCCTGTAATGATGGGCTGCCACCCGAACATGACCCGCGACGAATTGCTGGAAGCCAAAGCTACCTGCAACCCAAAGACGTTCAGCGAGTTTGTGCAGAAGCGCATATTTGCCAAGGGTCACAAAACAGAAGCTGATGCCCGGCCAATTCTTGAAGCGGTGCTGGGTGAAGAACTGTATCCGATCAGCGGGAAAAATGGTTTGTACCAGGCCAGCTTCGACGGCCTGACACTGATGCAAGACACCGGCTTTGAGCACAAGCAACTTAATGCCGAACTGACCTATCAGGTCGCTTCCGGCAAACCGCCCGCCTATATCTTTTGGCAGCTGGAGCATCAGCTGTTGGTGTGTCCGGACTTGGAGAAAATAATTCTCGTAGTCAGTGATGGCACCGCCGACAACTGGACGCAGATGGATTACACCGCCGTGCCTGGCCGCCGCGAGCAGCTGATTACTGGCTGGGAACAGTTCGGCAAGGACGTGGCAATATTCAAGGCACCAATCAAGACCGTGGAGCCTGTTGGCACACGCCCCGACTCACTGCCCACCCTGTTCGTGGAAGTGGCTGGTCAGCTGGTGACGAAAAGCAATCTGGCCGAGTTCCGTGCCGGTGCGGAAATGATGATTAGTAGCATAAAGACAGACCTTCAAACGGATGAAGATTTTGCCGATGCAGACCAGGCTATCAAGTACTTGGCCGATGCTGAGAGCAGGATTGACACAGCCATCGAGCAGGCAATGTCCCGTACCGGCCCACTGGAGGAGTTGGTGCGCACGCTGAAGGACGTACAGCAGAACTTGCTACGCACTACCCGCCTTGGCCTCAACAAGCAGGTTGAAGCGCAGAAGGTCAATCGCCGCAACCAGATCGTGGCAGATGCCGAATCCGCGTTCGCCAAATTCCTTGCTTCCGTCAATGCCGAGTTCACGCCAGTCAGTATCGGCACAGTTCGTCCTGACTTTTACCTTGCCATCAAAGGCAAGCGCAGCTTCCTTGCCATGATCAGCGCCTGCAATGACTTGATCGCGCAGAGCAAGATTCAAGTCAATGAGATTTCAGCCAAGGTTCGCTCGAATCTCTGTCAGCTTGCCAAGCACGCAGACCACGACTTCCTGTTCTCCAACAAACAAGTGCTGGCCTTCATGGAGCCTGACCACTTGCAACTGACTGTTCAGAACAAGATCAGCGAGTACCGCCAGCAGCAAGAAGCAACCGAAGCTGCTCGCGTTCAAGGCCACAAGAACGCCATTGTTGGCATTGAGGCGGCAGGAGAGTTTCTGGAAAGCGTGCCATATTCCGCGCTGGTGTCAGCCCGTAAGCGTATCGACAGCATCGACACCGGCAAGTTGCAGGAGTTCGCTATCAAGGGTGAGCAGGTCAAGGCTGCTGCGCTGGAAAATCTGGATGCCCGCATTAGAGAAATTGATGAAGCTGCAAAGCAGATGAACGCGGCAGCAGATCGCGCACGGATCGAGCAGCCGCAACAGAGGACAGAAACCAAACCCGATGTTGAGCCTGTCATTCATACCACCGAGAAGCCAGCGGCCAATCTGAAGGCGGTGCCAAAAGCCCGCCCAAGCGACCGTGAAATTGTCGATGCCCTGGCCGCGCACTTCCGCGTTCATGATTCAGTAGTGTTGGGATGGCTCCTGGAATTCAATCATGAAATTGCCGGCCATAACCTGGCTTCTGGATTCTGAGGACTGACCATGAAAACCAGCAGCATAGCCAGTCCAACCCCACTCCAGTTCCAGTGCCCAAAATGTTCCGGAAAGAAATCGTACAACGCCGCGCAGTGTGTTGATTGCCGCGCAAAGGAGCAGTCAACACGAATGAAGGGTCGCAGCAAGGGCAGGCCAGCATTGGCTGCAATCGGTGCGCAGATCAATTGCACAAGCTGCAAAATTGAGCATCCAAAGCGGGCGAACACGAACAAATGCGAACCCTGCATCAAGCGTGAGGCAAAAGAATCCATTGCCAAGTGCCTGGCTGAAAAGGCGGCAAAAGTTGCACGCAATCAGGGATGGGATCACAAAATGAGCGGCGATTTGCTGCGGGTTTCTTTAGTACAGAGGAGTGCGTGATATGAACAATCCATGGGACACAATTCGGGAAGCGATAGAGCAGTCACGATCATTAGATAGGGCGGTGCAACACAGCGCCTATGCACTGGGTTCTGTGCTGAAAGGAAAACTTAGGTATTCCTCGCACAGTGATCTGGTAGCAATGAAAAAAGAGCTGGCCGACTACAACATGCACACCAGAGAATGGAAAACAAAATGAATAAATCAATGAGTAAAGAAGAAGCCGCCAAGGCGAGGCGCGAGGCTTTGTTGGAGGCTTTGGAGGCGTGCAGGAACGCGATGGTGTCGGTGGACAGTGTTCAGCCTTATTCCGTATATTGCACTGCCTGTTGTGACTGCGCCGAGGCCATCCAGAAACTAATCAAGGAGATACAACAATGAGCGTGACAACGATTTACAAATGCGACAGATGCCACGGTGAACAAGATACACCGGTGCAGTTTTGGAATGTTGGCGTGGTTGTGACGGCTTGGGCGGGCAGGGAATATAGAAAAGAATACCCAGACAAAACAATGGACGTATGCAGATCCTGCTGCGAGAACATGGGACTGGTAATGCGCCTACCCAAACATCCAGAACTGACACCACCTCCCACATTGGAAGACTTGATCCGCGAGATCGTGCAGCAGGAGATACAGCAGTGACACCAGAAACTAAAGAGATGCTTGAGAATGCGGCAAGGGCGGCAATTGCGGCAGGCTTGCCTGTCCAGTGGGATGACACATACGGCTGGATGCAGGGCATAGGGAGTATGTGGCGGCCTGATATTATTCAAGGGGACAGCGACAGGATGGGGATTGCGCTGGATATTGCTATACGAATCCAAACTGGACTATCCAAAGTACGCGCCGAACACCTGTACCTTCACGGCGGGCATTGGCATCGTTGGCGCGAGTATGTCGAGTACACAGAGGACCGATGCGCTGATGTTCGCCTTGCGCGGCTCATGGTGGCAGATCAAATCGGGCGGGCGATGAAATGATAAATAAATTACCGGATGACTCTATGCGTTTTGTGGCAATTAAAAAGTACAAAGACGGAGGTGAGGCAACGATGGAGCATTTCCACACCAAGGAGCAGTGCTTGGAATGGATCGGCAAACAACGCCAGCCGCAAACGAACGCTTGGGGGTGGTATGTCGGGGAATTCTGAAATGACAAACAAATTACCTGATGAAATCGAGAAGTGGCTTGAAGGAAGCCAACGCACTGTGAAAGATGTGGACGGCTTTCTTGTTGATGCCATATACGCGGAAGACCTGCGCGAGCTGCTGGCCAAGTATGTGCTGTGCGACAAAGTGCCAATGGCCTTCACTGTTGAAAAGTACGGTGATTGCTCATGCGATTACGCTGAGGATGATGGCGCAGGGAGTCGGGTGCTGACGATGACTGGATACAAAGTGCGCCCGCTGTATGCTGAGGCGTTCGAGGAGCAGGCGAACACCAGGGACACGAGCAACTAACATGGCCCTCGCCCGACACTCCAAGGCCAACCGGGAATTCTTTGCTCCCGGAAGCTGTCCAACAATCCACCAGTGGAAAGACTGGCTGGAGCGCGGAGTGGTGCGCGGCAAGGTCATCGACGGCAAACCTTTCATTGACATAAATCACTTTGCAGTCAACGACATACTGGCCGAGCCATCCAGGATTCAGGCCAGAGTAACCGGGCGCGATTTGCTTGCACCGCGCCTAGTGGGGTAACGTAATGCGCATGAGACCTAAAAAACCCCGATACCTCAACGGCACTTTGCTGGCTGATAACCTATACCCTGACCCCCGGAAACGTGCTGGCTACTATCAGTACAAACTCAAGGACGGCAGCAGCAAGGTGTTCGCTGCGGCCACCATCGAAGATGCAAACCTTGCAGCCGAAGAAGCCAACGCCATGCGCGACCAGTTGCCGGAAATTGTTGCCGGTGCTGCGCTGCGGCGTGATCAGCTTGCGTTCCATGTGACGCCTTATATTGAGTACATGGAGAAGATTAACCCGAAGTTGAAGATGCTCAAGCGCAACGGCAAGTCACAGTGGAAGAATGATCAGTACGCATTGCACCAGCTGGCGCGCGAGATAGAATTCTTGCAGCAGATCACATACGAATCACTGCGCACCTGGTGGGATGGTCTGACCTACTACCAGCAGCACGGTAGGCTTGCATCCATGCGCCGGTTCTTCAGTTGGCTGATGGGACAAGGGTTACTGCCGAAACTGAAATTTAACCCGTTCGCGCTGTCCTACGATCAGCCGCGCCTGCTGGTGAAAATGAAGATCGACAAGGTGCGGCCACCACTGACACAGATCGGGTATCGTAAGGTGCATCAAGCGGCCGGGGAACTTGGGTATGAGTGTTTGCAGATCGCGATGGGTATCAGCCTCTACACCACACTGCGCGAAGGCGATGTCGTGCATCTGAAATTCAAGGAACACATTGTCGAGAACGTGCTGCGTGTAGTGATCGGCAAGTCGGAGCAACAGCGCGGGTCTGCAAAGGCGGCAAGGCTCAGTTGGGATCTGGAGAAGCACCCCACTTTGAAGAAGCTGATCAACCGCGCGCGTGAACTGGCGCTGATCAACAAGGGGTCGCCGTTCGTGATCAGCCACACACCAATGCGCCGGGTATGGAATGAGAGGAAGGAGCACATCTGCCAAGTGACCGAGGAGAGAGTCGCCCGGATGTTTGCTGATGCGCGCACCAAGGCTGGGGTGCCTGGCGTGGTATTCCATGAGGTGCGAGGGCTTTCATCGACACTGTACAAGATTGCCGGGTATACCGAGGTGGAGATCCAGAACCTCATGGCGCATGAATCAGTGGATACAACGCTGGGTTATATGGACGCGGATTCCCTTCCCTACGAGGAAGTGACGATGCGGTTGGATGTGGAAAGGTAGTTTTTCTGTAGACTTTTTCTTCAGTTCTTCTTCACCTTGCAAGTTTCTGTTTTATCGAATTTGCAAGGTGTTGAATATCAAAAGAAAATTGGTCGGAGTGGCGGGATTTGAACCCACGACCACTTGCCCCCCAGTCATGCTTGCAGAAAAACCTATGGGGTTGATTTTCAACAAATTACAGGGTTTTAGCAATAAGCCAGTTTTAGAAGCCCAATTTATACAGTGCGATGCGTTCGCGCCTGCTGGCGGGATAGCGTGGCTAGAACTGCACATCCACAATTTCAATCATTGTCACAAGCACTCCGAACTGAATCAGGCTGTCCGGGCTGCGCGGCCGTGGGTCTTTGCCCAGGTTGTCAATGAACCAGATCGTCAGATCATCCCGGACCACCATCGTGAAGGCGTGCCCGAATGCGCCGCCACTGTGATGTATCACGGCACCGACCGTACCGATGGCTGCATCTGTAGGCCCAAGGCTTGTGAGCCAGCCATAGTCCAGCGCCACGGCGTTGTCACAGTCCTGTGTAGGAGTCGAGCCGTTGAAGTTGTAGCCGATGCTCGGACGGTTGGCCGCGATCCAGTCGATTGCCGATTGTGGCAGCAGGCTGTACTCAAGGTCGCTGTGTCCCCGGTGGAAGTCCGGGTGCTTGCGTACTCGCTGTGACTCTGCAAACAGTCGGTGGATCAGGCCGTCAATATCCATCGGGCGAGGCGGTACGGGCTGGCCTGCCCATTGGCCCACGTTGGAGTTGTACAGGATCTTGGTCGGCCACGTCATATCGAAGCTCGGCACGGGGCGGATCATCTCAGCCAGTACCCTGTGGTTTGGCACGTTGGCATGGATGGCTTGCACAGTGGCGTTGAGATGCTCAATCGTGGTGATGCCCAGCTTTGCCAGACCCGGCTCGATGTGGTGCTGGGTAGGCATGCCACGCAGCAGGATTGCAAAGCCCGGTGTGTTCTTCAGGTAGGCGAACGCTGCATCGAGGCCGTTCTGCGCGATCCAGTCAGAGATCAGCATTTGCCACCAATCCGTAAGCGGCCATTATGGAATTGGCGTCCACATTCAGTGCGATGATAAGCCGTTCGCCATCCCAAGCAGGCGGCGCTTCGGCATCAAATTCCGTAATGACCAGCGCGCCGTCAAGCACACCCTGCGCCGCTGCCAAATCAATACCATCTGCTGCGTCCCACGCTGGCCGCTGTAGCGTAATGGCCTGACCTGCTGCCAATGCCTGCACCATGCCTGCAATGCCCGCCTTGACTGCTGGACTGATCCACGCATAGCCCTTGCCAGCCTTTGTGCGCGACGGTGTGCGGAAACTTGGTGGCTCAATCGTGCCGGACTCGCCAAACAATTGTGCGAGGGCGTTGGCACCATCGAAGATGGATTCGGGCGCAATGATCGTGAGGGAGTTGTTGTAGAGAGTCATTACAAGTATTTCCGATAGGTGCTATTTAGGTTGGACATAAGTTGCGTCATTTCGGCATCAGAGTAAGCGCGGTCGATCGTGGAGGCGGCGTTGTAGCCAAGTCGTGGCGACGTTCCTGCTGCTCTGGCGTTAAGTGTTATATTTACCGCCTCCTCCGCAGCCGCGCCTACCGTAACCGACTGCGCGGCCTTCTTGTCAAAGTACCATTTTAGTGATGTACCATCCCAACGCAGTGCCCAAACATGTACTGGTCCGTCAGAGAAACTATCCGCGGGGAATTCTGTATAAGTTCCTCTAATCCAGAAATATGCGTAACTTGTTGTTCCCCCAGCAGCAACAAACAATGTCCTACTCGTAGTAGTTTCTCCCGCCTTGGATACTAATGTGCCAGCAGATACGCCTTGGGCAAAAGAGACCCCCCACACCGTCCAACTCTGCCCAACATCCGCAAACAAACTCGCTGTGCCAAAGGTGCCAGTCGAGGCCGTCAGCCATTGCGAGCCGTTGAAGTAGGGCAGGTAGAGGCTGGGGTAGCCGGATTCGGTGATATTGTCGGCTGATGCTACGTTCTGCACAGCTGATGCCGCCGTTGCCAACTCCATCTGAGGCACGGCAACATATATTGTGATGTCGATGGCCACACCAGAGGAGAAACTGATTAGCAGTCCGCCTTGCACTTTTGCAACAGTCCCGCCGCCAGATAGCGTTGCGGAATATGTTGCCCTTGCAGCGGCGGTTACGTTCCTAAGATCAAATACTGAGTTATTCTGCGCAACGAATCCACCTGCTGATGTGCGCTCGGTTAGACACAGACCAATCGACGTGATATTGGTTGAAGCTCCTGCTGCGCGATACACATAGGCCGAATTTGTCCACGCCTGCGCAGTCAGTGCATCTATTGCTGTGGTCGTGCTCCAATTAAGTTGCACGCTTGTGGTGCTAGTCGTGCCGTTAAGTCGATAGCCGATGTACGTCAAGCCGTCGATCACGGTGGGGCCAGAAATAGTTTGAGTGAGCGTACCAAGTCCGCCGCCTCCGACACTCCATCCAGGCGGCAGTGTGCCGGGAGCGCCAGCAACAGCCCCCACCATCATGTTATTACTAAGCCGATTCCTAATCCCCACATCCGGGAATCTGCCCAGCGTGCCGCGTAAGCCGCTGGTGGATTGCGACCAATCGAAGCTGCCCGCCATGCGTGCAATTCGGCCTATGGGATCGCCGGGGGAGGCGGCGAGTGTGCTGGTGTTGTAGACCTGGCAGGCGTCTTCGTACTGGGGTGAGACATCGCTAGAGTGGCCAGATTCACCAGATTGAAACATCTGCCACGGCCTGAAATTGGTGCGCCATGCTTTGTGGACGCCGATTTTATGAACAGTTCTCAAGTTGATTCCTTATGTAAAGGTGAACTCATTTTTGATGTAGCCGGCGGCCCCGGTGACAGTATCGGCTACAGCTACCCAAAACAGCCCCACTTCCGACTCGTCGGTTTCGATGGTTATTTCTGTGGCCGAAATAAAAGTGAAGCCAAGCGTTCCCGTGATAATGGCCCCGGCATCTGTAATGCTGATAAACGTCACTTCGCAATCGGCGGTAAAGCCTGCGCCGGTAATTGTTATAGTGTCGCCACCAGCGGCGGACGCGGTGTTAGGGCTGGCGGATGCAACGGTGACATTATTGATTGCCTGGTATGTGAATCCGCCCGCAATCGTAGCGTCATAAGCCCCGTCAATGACAACCACGTCAACAGCACCGACTCCGGCAGGCGCGATACACTCGATTTGATCAGTGCTCAAAACATTTACCGATGTAGCCGAAACTCCGTCGAATTCGACAGTTGCAGCGGGGCTGAATGAATTGCCAAAAATAATAACTTGCGCGCCGCCAGAATCATCGCCACCAGATCCAAAAAGACTACTGATAGCCATATCAGCAACAAGGATTCCCTCTGCCTGAAATGAAAGTCTTGTCTGGCCAAACGAGCTGACGACTTTAAGGGAGAATCCATAACTCCCAGCGGACGCAGACGGGATGTAATAGGTGCTGCCGGTGTAAACAAAAGCCTCACCCGCCACGTCCCACCACTGAACGCTACTGCTTATATCTCCAGAGCCATCAAACGCAGATGCAACTAAAGTAATATTGGTTCCGACTTTGTATGATTTCCCAGTTCCGGATACGATCTGAACAGATACGGGATATTTTGGGACGATGTAAATGTCTTCATTCGCCGTCCATCCGTAATAGCTTGCGCCGCAAGACCCGGACGCATAGGCGATCCATAAATTGTTTTCAGTGCCGTAAGACCCATCTTGCTTGTGCAGCCCCCCGACAGTAAATAACCCCTCCGCGTCGCACCATGTGCTGTAGCCTGTGAATATGTTGCTATCGTAGAAAGAGGCTCTCGCCGGGAAATTCACAGTCTTGCCGGAAGTTGCGCCAACCAAGCAAAACCCAGGGGAGTCGTTGAAGAAATCAAACCTGATGCCAGCCGGGTTATTTGTGAGGCTGTTGCTATATCCGGAAAGCTCCAGTGCATCAACGAATCCAGAAAGCCTAATGGAGCAGTAATTTGCAGATGCCGCCCCGCAAATATATGCGCCTCCTCTTTGCCCGCCTCCGGTAAAATCATACTCATTGCGATCCGATGTCGCCGTAATTGCGAGCGATGATGATGCCTCGTTGTCAAACTGCCCAGCATCACTAACAACGATGATATACAGAATCGACATCATCGAATCGAACGCGGATGAGTCGGCAGTGAAGACGATAGTTGTGTCTGACCACGAGGTTACAGCCTGAGACACCGCACCCACATCAACAACGGGAGACTCGGAAAGATAGATAAGCCCAATGCCCTGCGTTGCTCCAAAGTTTTCGCCAGTAACGGTATAGGTTTCAGTATCAAAAATAAGAGGTGGCGCTGTGAAAATCTCAAGGGTTTTGAACACGTTTGCCTTAAACACACCGAGCGGTGAGCGTATCCGCGAACCATTCAATGATTGTAAAAAAACAGACCGATAACCCATTTACTTTTTTCGACTCCGTGCCACTTGCATTCCGAAAGGTGCAGGGTATGCGAGAAATCGCATTCTTGCCGTTTGTGATCTTGGATCTTCATCGCCTAGTCTTGCTGCACTTGCGGCAATGACTGAGGACAGGCCGGTGATTGCACCTGATGTTGCGTGAATTCGGATGCAGGCCGCAGTGCCGACAATGGCAGAACCTTGGCCAGCCAGAGCGCCAGAGGCCGCATGGATTGCCACACGCAAGGCCGATCCAGCCAAAGCCGAGCCACTGCCAGCCATAGCGCCTGATGTGGCGTGCACGGTAATGTGCACAGCCGTGCCAGCAACGGATGATCCAGGCCCAACTATGCCGCCACTGGACGGATGTGTTACCGCGCTGGATACAGTCTCGGCAGGTAATACTGTGGTATCTGTGCCGTCATTCGGTGCCGCCCGCTTGAGGCTTGGCGCGTAGAGCCTGCCGCCGCCAACGGTAAACCGGATTGGCCCCATGTCGGTTACTCAGCAACTATGTCAATTTGGCCGCTGTACAAGGTGAGCGTCGTCGCCGGCTTCGGCATCTCAAGGAATGCAAGGCAGGCGTTGTCATAAATTTTGGTCAGGTTGAACGCTGTGTTGATGCCGTCCACGATGCAAACCATGTTAGCAACAGGCACAGGGAAAAAAGCGATGGGGTGCGCGATCACGAACGTAATGGTTCCTGTTGCCACAAGCGCGGAGCATTGCATGCGGGTCAGGGCTTTGACGCCAACGTCACCGGCAGCGAGCGGCATAAACCAACTTCCTGCGACGAGATCAATACCACCCACAGTGCAGGATGAAACGCCGGCAATTGTCGGGAACTCCCGAACAGTAGTTCCGTCCTGGCCTGTGTAGCGGCAAACCGTCCAGTTGTGCGCAGTCGCGGGCAAGACAGTTGTGGGATTCATCGGAAAGACGAAGTTGCCGCCGATGTAGTCGTCAGTGTTTGCAGTTTGATTCTGATATCGGGTCGGGACTCCGGTCGGATCTTCCGTTGCTGTGCTGTTCATGGTTTTGGCGACGCTGAAAAGGCGGTCGTACAGCAGCAGCGAGTTTGCAACCACCGAGCCGGTCACATAGCCTGCAACGAAATGCGCGGTATTTGTGTTGGCCGGGTTCTTGAACCCAAGCGCCCCGGTGTTGGCCGAAGTGTGAGCCGTACCACCCGGAGATGCTGCGCCTGCTGCACCTGCTGCGGGAAAACCTGCCCCAATCCATAAATCCTCGCCGTTGCCGATGGCGTTGGACGCCGTGCCGGTTTTTTGGAAATTGAGGGATTGTTTCTTGCCGCCCGTAGCCGCCGCAATGATCTCAGACAGAGATGCAAACGCGCCGTTCTGCCTCATGAATCGGGGATGGTTTACACGGTTTCGCTGCTTGGCCTGCTCTGCCCGCTGCATACGCATGAGCGTGTCGTGGCCGCGATCAAAAGCAGAACCGAATTCGCCCGCCTCGATCTTGCCACGGAAGCCGCCGCCCGGCATGGCGTAGACTTCGCCGGGGACACCATGAACCGGGATCGGCCAGTAAAAGCCACTCATTTGATTTGACAGGCGTTCGACTTCTTCAGCGCCAAGCCATCGTTCAAGTTGCCCTGAGTGAGTCATCATGCTGAAAGCGCCGTGTAGGTGATGGACGAACAGGAAACTGTGTCGCCAGATGCAACGGTCAATCCGTTGCTCATGTTGATATCAGAGCCAGAGGCGGCGACAGCGCAATGGATCACAACCGTACCGCCAGAGGTTTGCAGCGTTGCAGTTGCAACAGGCGATGCGTTGCCGGTGGCGTTCGTGTCTGAGGTGATGGCATTGGCGGTGGCTGTGCCTGTCACGGAATCCGCGAAGGCGTCCACCGAAAGCGGGAGCGTTGCGACTGCTGCGCCTGGCGCGCTAACAGTTCCCGTCAGGCGGAACACCAGAAGGCCGCTCGACCCGATCAGTGCCGTCACTGCGTCCGTTGCCGCATTCCGCGCTGCCGTTGTATGTGTTACTGCCATTGTCTGCTCCTATTGTCCCAACCAGTTCTACAGTTTCAGTCTGTCCGGTAGCTGCTCGGGTAATCTGTATGAAGAATCTAAGCTCTCCGGGACTGCCAGTCAGGTTCATGCCGACGCCTTGTAAATGACGGTGATGCGGCCTGTGGCGTCATTGTGCGGATCAACCACAAGTGATGTGCTGAAAACCACGCCTTCAAGCGAATACGTTGTGCCAATTGCCGAGCCTGACGGAATCACCAAAACTACGGTTGTCCCGTCTTTGATTTCGCAGTCATGCGCTGACATTGTGGTTGTGACGATCACACCGAGAAACCAAACCGTGGTTGCGCTCACGGTTGTGCTATCGACTGAAAGATCAACAGATGCGTACTGCCACTTAACCATGCTTCACCTATGCGTCCGGGTCATAGGCCCATGCTCGGCCCTGGTTCATTTCAAGATAAGTTACCGCCACAGGCGATCCGCCTTCAGTCACTACCCCAGTGCCGCCTTGCGGCATGGTGGCGTATATTTCGGAGCCTACGCGGTAACTTGGGGTTATGAATTGGGTTTCGGTATCAAACCCGCCAACAGCTTCGCGTTCATCATCTGAGGTGTACGTGTATGTCACTCCATTGATGGTTTCTGTGTCAAAAGGGGTTCGCCTCAATTCGTAAGGCTTTGCAATATAGACTGTTTCGAGAGCAGCGTTTTCGCATTGGAGGTAATCCCCAAACTGAGCGACAAAGGTCATTACATCAACGGATGAACCGCCGGACTTACCACGCGGCTGCTTTTGAGTCGGGGCATTGATCCCTGACAGACGATTGACCCCATCAACGATGCTATTGAGGTGGCGCTCGCTTAGAGCCGTCTGCCCCTTGCGGAACTTGTTTATCCTTTGGTCCGGAGTATTGCGCGGCATTTAACCAGCCCACGGCAAAGCAAGATCATTGAAATCATCTTCCTTGTAGATTTCCGGATAAACTACGCCGGTGACGGTCGAAATCACAACATCCTCGTGTGGCATATCTGTTTGCGGGTCGATATAGACAACAGTCGGAACCCAGGTACTTGGGCGGTATTGGAATCGGTAGGTCACAGTGTAGGTTTGCCCGCCGTCATTTGTCTCTGCATCAATCCCAAGGCAAAGCAAGGTTTGTGCTGCAAATAATCCTGCTCCAAGCGATAGAGAATTGATCTTTCCAGGGTAGGTTAACGCCTTGGTCAGTGGGTGCGCTGATTCGCGGCGAGTGAACACCATCACCATTTCAGGAACCTGAATATCAACCGAGCCAGTCTGATCTGGCTGGCCGGTGAGCGTGACAACGATCTGCGCGCCGACATTATCCACCTCTGTTTTTGATCCGGTGACAGAGGAGCCAATCTGAATGATGGCGTCGTCTGCGTCTTCACTTGGGTCAATTGATGTGTAATCAGGGCGGCGGTATTCGATGACTACGCGGATGGTAGCTGGGTCGCCTTCCTCGTGCGTGCATGTGCGACTAAGTGCATAGATTGGGACTAGCTCGATTCCGTCAAAATCCGGGTGGATATCGGCATACTGCGGTACGTCCTCATGCGACAGGACTTGCAGCTTGGTTTCCCCTGCGGTAGTGGTCGCAATAAATAGTCGGGTGGATGTATACCCGTCTGCGCTTTGAGATATGCTCGATCCTTCGACCAGTTCATCGGTCACGGTGATGGTCATACAACAATACCTCGCCGGCTGATGATTGACAGATAAGCATTCGTGGACTTCTGTTGTGCAACTATCTGCTGCTCGCCTCTTGTGATAGTTGCTGCTGCGCTTTGCGGGCCACCGATAAAGACGCGTTCAAGATCCACTTGGCGGAATTCGCTGGTCTTATTGGTCGCAGGCCCGCCAGTTGTGGGAGCTGCTGCACCGCCGATGGTGTCGGCAATCTCTGCCGCTTCAACCTTCAGCCTGTTAAAGTAGGACTCCACTTTTTTACCAGCTTGGCCCGTGGCAAAATCGCTCCATGCCTCACCAGCACTCTTTGCAGCCTCTTCTGCCTTCTCGAAAAATGAAGACGCAACTGCGTCAAGCGCGTTGGTTTCGATTCCGGCAATCAGAAAAGCGTTGGCGGTTGCAAGTCCATGCTCCATCACGTTACCGATGTACGACATCGTTTTCGTTACCACGCCAGCGGATGCCGTGACGCCTGACACAAACGAAAACCACATGCCTTTGATGAACTCAAAAGCGTTTGCAATCTTTCCAGCAGCAGCAAATATTTGATCAAGCGCGTTGACTACTACGCCTCCACTTGTGTTGCTGTTCTGTGCGAACTCCAGCATTCGATTTGAGGCAGCGATGATGTACGGCGACAAATCAATTGCAAACCGCATGCCAATGGCGCCGACAGCCTTACCGACTTTCGTCATGGAGTCGTTCGCCTCTTCAACCATTCGACCCTGCACATCGGTAAACGTGAGGCCCATATCCTTGGCCTGCTGCTGGGCAGCTTTGATTCCTTCCGCGCCCTGCTCAAACAGCGATCCCATCTGAAGGCCGGCCTTGCCAAAATTCTTGACGAGGAAGGCTGCGCGCTCTGAGGCGTTGCCAATTGCTTTGTACTGGTCAGCAATGACCAGTAGCCGCTCGTCCGTGGTCATGCCGGCCATGCTGCCTTCTGCCGACCCGTTCACGCGCAAAATGCCTGCCGCGAGTTTGTCCAGGTCTACGCCGGCAAGGTCTGCTGCGTGTTGATAGCCAACAAGCTGCTCAGTGGACAAGCCCAAGGTGCGAGACAGTTTCGATGTAGCATCAACCGCGTCCCCCTGCTGCTTGATCAGATGGACAAGCGCACCGAGGGCGATACCTGTGACGGCAGCGCCATAGCGGGCAATCGTGCCAACATGTCCAGCAACGTCACGCGAGAAGTTTTCAACCGTGCGCTTGGCTTTCTTAAAGCCTTTTTCAAAATTGCCGGTTTTGGCAGTCAACGAAACACCAAGGTTTGCGATAGTCGCCACTGGAAATCTCCGGGTTATTTTTTGCCGTACCGATCCTTCATCACAGCTTGAGCGGTAACAGGATCAATTTGCGTTGTGGGTTGTGATTTGCCGAAGTGCGGCATGAAGTCGTCAAGTTTGAATTGCCCTCCCCCTTTCTTCTTCGCACCCATCGCTTGCATGATCGCCAAGCAAATGTTCGCGGAACGTATGTCTTGACGTTCCTCACCGAAGGGGTGCAGGTTATAAAATGCCTGCCATTCGTAAAGCAGTGATGGATCAGCGCCGTCCAGCATCGCGTCTGGGTCGAAGTAGCCCAGTTCTTTGGCGAGCTTGAATTGAAATTGCCTTACTGGACGGCTTGAGAGTTTCCCTGGATGGTTGCCGCTTCTTCACCGAGTCCTGACACTTCAAGACCAACTTCGATAAATGCGCTCAGGAACTCGAAGGTAGCCTCCTCCTGTACCTGCTCGTGGTCGGTGTACAGCGCCTTGCCTTCAGCGTCACAGATGCAGCCGACAACAAGCCTTGCACCAAGTTCAGGCAGCAACTCACCGACAAGCGCAGCAAGGTTTGATTGCGCCTTCTCGGTCTTGATCTGCTCCAGCAAGCCAATCACGCGGCCAGAGTTCTTGCCGCCGTTCATCTTGCGAACGTGGAGCATTTCGCCCATGACTTCTCGTTCTACTATTTTCTGGCCTAAAGCCATAAATCCCCCTTGGGAGTATCAATTAAACCGGGTCGTATTCCGGGCCGGTCACGCCATCAAACTGGAAAACAAAGGTTCCCTTCATCACATCTTCAAGCGGGATTTCTCCAGATGAAGACACGAAGAACCCGGAGCCAACAAGCTCGTGCGTGTCCGGGAAAGTCACGGTTGCGGTTGCAGCCGTGTTCAGGGGTGGTGGGTTGGCAGCATCAAAGAAAATTTCAGCAGTGAATGCGGGCGGTTCAATCAGAGAGCCTGGGATCTTCTTGCGGTAGCCGGTCGAAGCCAGTGTGGTCACATCAAGAACAGCCACTTCCTCGCCATCAATAGAAAAACTGACAACCTCGCCGTCATAAACGCCGATACCGAAATCAATCAAACAGCCTGTGCCTACGCCAATAGCCATAATTACCCCTTATGCCCAAGTCGGGCCGGTCATGCCGTCGAATTGAAAGACATAAGTCGCCGTCATCTTGTCCTCCAGCGGGATTTCCATACTGCGGGAAATGAAGAATCCCGTGCCTGAAAGAGTGTTCGCGCCCTTGGTGACGGTGGCAGTTGCGGCCACGTTGATTGGGGGCGGTGCGGCGGGGTCGAATTGCAGTTCGACAGTAGCCTGGGGCGGTTCAATCAGAGAGCCTTTGATCTTCTCGCGATATCCAGTGGTGGACAGGGTAGAAACATCAATAACAGGGACTTCCTCGCCATCAATGCTGATGCTCAACGTAGAGCCTGAATAAGTGCTGCCAGAGGCAAACGTGATGGTTGCGCCTGTACCTACGCCAATAGCCATAATTGAAACTCCAGAAACGAAAAAGCCCGCACAATGGCGGGCCGGGATGAAAGGGGACTGCTGTTTACTTCAGGGCTTCGCGCTCGATGCCTTTGCCGATATCGTCGCCAATGTCTTTAAAAGATTTCTCTTTGTGTTCGTCGATTGCAGGCCGGATGAATGGCTTTGCTTCTGCGCCAACGTGTCCGAACTCTACAGCGTAGGGGTAATATGCCGGATCATCCGGAGCAATGCCCAAGGCTTCGCGGGTCGGGTTTTCAACACCAAGGCGAATGAAATTCTTACCGCTGCTGGCTGATTTTGTCTTGGCCGACTTGTAACCATTCAGCAGCATCCCGGAGTCGATCAAATCAAGGCGCACGATGTTGGCCACGATGCGCTTTTTGACTCTTGTTGATTCCTTGCGCAATGCGGCTCTGACGATCTTCTTCTGCGTCTTATCGACAACATTGCCGAGCTTCTTTTCAAGCTCTTTGTTACCGAATGCGCGGATATCAACGATGGGCATCAGCGCGTAAACCAAATCATATAATCAACGCTTGAGGTATCTGTAATTGCCTGCCGGTCTTCAATGTCCGGGCCTTCCGAATCTGGCAGGATGGCAAGAACAGTAAAGCCGTTCACGGTTGCACCTGTTGGCGTCAGGGCTGCGCGGATCAATGCCCATATGTCAGAACTGGAAACGCCGTGCTGTAGCGCCAGCGTGACCTGGATGCGCTGGGATACCATGTAAGACGAAGCGGCCATTGAAAGCGTGTTTTCCTGATCGCCTGAAATCTTCTTGACCGATATCGCCGGAAGCGTTGCGCCCTGCCGGATGTAACCGACCTTGATGCGGGAGGCCGGAACAGTCGCAGTCAGGGTGGCATTGTTTGCCAGCAGGTAACGAACTATCGCCGATCCGCTCACTGGTCAGTACTCACAAGATCAACCATAAATTCAACGCCTGCTTTGTCGCCAAGGATCGCTGGCCCAGAAATGATCTGGAAAACCTTCCGGGCTGGCCTGTTGACAATTATTCGCATTCCGCTGGTTACATCTGTGCAGTACCTCATGCGCAGACGGGTCGGCATTTGCGAGACCTCCACATTTTCCCGGACTGACTCCGAACGGCTCGGCAGAACGTCTTGCAGGCCGCACCAGCGAACGGCCAGCACAGTCCATGTATCAACGTCTGTTTGCAGCGTTGCCGATTCGGTAGTGACTTTGTACTCGATCCGGCAGCGGTCGTTCAGTGGGCCAATGTCAATAATCACACGCGACCCCATATTCGTTCAGGGTCGAGCAGGAACCCGGCATAGTCGGGCATGGCCTGGCGAACGCCTGGATGCAGTTCGGCAATTTTGAGCTTGATCCATGTCTTGATGCAGTCAGGCACAGCAGATGCCGCACCGTAACCGGCCACGAACCGCACAGAGATACTGTTTGTTTGGTCGCGCACAGAAGGCCACATAACGCCGTATGCGGGGCGAATCCTTGCTGGCTGGCTGACAGCATCAACAAGGTACTGATCTGCCGCCAGCGTTTGCGTGTCGCCGTTGCTGTCCACGTAGGTGATGGATGTCACCGACTGAAGCGGAGGAAGGCGGATTTCATGCCGGCCATCAATCAAAGTCCATGAATCAAAGTATGCGTCAAGGGTCTGGGTGATCAGGTAGCGGCGCAGATCCATCTCGGCCAGTTGGCGGGCCGCTTTGATGATCGCGGATATCTCCGGGTCACTGGTCGTGTTCGTGGTCGGCACGCCGGCACCAAGGGAGGCGTCTGCGATGTTGTCGGTGTATACCGTGGTGGTGTTGTCGGCAATGGTCGCCAGCAGCAGGTAGGCCGAGCCACCAGCAGCCGTGCGGTACAGTTTGCGCGAAGTCACCAATGCCCCGCCAATGGGGATCGCGGTCAGGGATATCTGCCCGTTCACACCGGCATCGGCAACCGTCACGGAAGATGAGATCGTCCCGCCCTCAGTCTCGCCCGCAGCCGTGACGAACGTCACACGGTAACGATGCGCACCGGCGTTTACATTGCCCGCAGCAGCAGGGGACGCAAGCGCAACCGTTGGCGCAGTCGGAGCCAATTCCTGATTCGACAGATCCAGGCGGCAGGCAACCATTGCCTCTGCGACCGTTACCGGCTCAGTGGCCGGGGCCGTGTAGATTACAATACTCACTCGAAGCTGTGCTCCAGTACGAAATCAAACTGGTTGATTACAGCGCCAGGCGTCCAGGCACCCTTGGCTTGAATCACGCCAATGAGGACGTTCTGATCCAGCGTATGGAATTCGATCATTGGACGTAGTGCCGGGATTGATGCTTGCCACGCGGTAACACCTGCGCTCAATGTTCCGGCTGGGTTGCGCCAATTTCCTGAACTGAAACTGAAGATTGCAACCAGGTCACGATAGGCGGCGGCAGTGATGTTCATGGCCGCATTGTCGGCAGGGTAGCTGGCGGCGGCAAACGGAATGGAAGTGTTTGGCCTGAACAGCAGCAGATCAAAATCAAGTGCTGCAATCACAAGATTACCGCTTGCAGGCGTTGCCACGCAGGTTGCACTGATCAGCAAGCCTCGCGGCAAGCCCATGTTGAACTGCAAAGGCGTAACTGATGCGCCAGTACCGCTATTGGCTATGGCATCGCCTGACGCATAAGCCGTGGCGTCTGCTGGCCTTGAAAATGTTGCAGTGCTACGCATTGCCGTTCTCCGGATTGTTTAGTTTCGATTTGTTGCGCAGTGGAATCTTTCCAGTTTGCTGCCCATCGGTGCTGAAAGCCTTGTTTTCAATGACTGGATCTGTGGTGATGCGCTCAAACCATGAGGGGTCGGCGGCAGCAATCAGGTATTCGCTGAGATCCGCTTCGGTGCCAGCATGGAATTGTTCGCAGAATCTTCCGTCCTGCGATCCCGGAAACGATTTGAGGATTTTGCAAAGCATTGCTTGACTCTCCCGCACGCAGAAAGCCGTGCGCGCTTATAGGTGAAATGGTAGATATTGCTGATCAATCTCGTTTGATGATGTGCTGTTGTGCAATTGGTGCGGAGTGGTCGTAAGCCTTTTCCACTTGCTCGGCGGTAGGGAGCGCGTCCCTTTCCACGAATTCCAGCTTTAATTTGCCGTCTTCTTGGATGTTGAAATTCACATCAACGGTGTCGTATCCGTAAAGCCTGTCCATTCTCGAATCGCATGAATCCATCAACGTGGTACTTTTCGGCATGTTGATCTTGATGCCGCGCGCGTGAGCCTGGCCAAGCCAGAATTCAACACAGGCCCGGCCTTTTTCGGCATGGTGGGTATTGGCATATGTGAAATCCATCCCGAACACGCTAATCTGCGTTGCGCCCACATGAATGGCCAGCGCAACGGCATAGGCTGCGGTGCTGTTGAAGTAGTCGTGGCCAAGATTGTTCAGCACGTCTTCAAGCGGAAATTCAACCAGGGCCGGGTAGTCTGGATGCGCCCGGCTTGTCACTACCGGAACGCTGCTATGCTTGATCCAATCGACCATAGCCGCAATGTTGGAATCAGGCGCGGCTTTGGCGCGCACTTCTTGAATCCTGATGTCGTCCATGTGGAACACAAGGTCGCACGCGAACACATCGCCCAGGGCGTTGATTGTCCAAGTCAGATCGCAGAACTTGTTACGCCCGCCCTGCCTTTTCGTAATATCAAGATACTGATCAACGCTTGGCCCAAGGCCAAGGATGGCGATGTGCTTTTCGGCTTGAGCGGAATTTTCGTTAACGGCTGGATCTGTTTGGTTGCTGTCTGAATTATTAATCATGTCTCTCTCACCAGAGTAAAAAGGATGCCGGTTACGGTTCCGGCGCTGGCGCGGTGAGTCACCAGCCGTATTCACATTACGGGTTGGTGGTCGGTGATTCGTAGGGGCTGTGGAGGACTGCCGCCACACCAACTACACCCACGGATGTAACGCCGGACTGGACTGCATCCACGGACACGTATCGCTTGTTGCCAACGTAACCAACGCGCTTGGTCACTTCTTTGGTCACAGCTGCCGTGCGCGGAGTTGCCGCAGGAAGGCTTGCCAAGGCTTCAGTGCCGAGCAGGTAGGTGTCAGCGACACTGGTCATGGTGCCAGTTACATCGCCTTCTTTTACCACCAGAGTAACGACTGTGCCGGTAGTGGTCACAGCGCCATAGGACGCCACGAACTCAACACCACCATAACCCTGACGGTCAACCACAAGGCCGGTCTTGGTGGCATTTGCGCCAATGGCCAGCGGAGAAATCACGGTCTTTGTACGCATGTTGTTGTGTAAATCTTTGATGCTCATATTTCTTCCTTGGCAGATGATTGCTGCCATCAATTGCGGGAATAAAAAAAGCCCCAATCAAGGGGCTTTAGTTTGTGCGGGTGTCGTGAAGCAAATTTGACTAGCTAGTCGCGAAGCGCATGAGTTTAATTGCCTCGAAATTCTTGATGCCTGCCCCAAACCTGCGGCGGAAATTGAACTTTGTGGAGCCTTTTGCGGTGATGTTGTCGCGGATCACAGTAGTACCGGCACGGTTCACGATCTGGTAGCCGCGTTTGAAGTTGCCGAATGCCAGGGAGTAGCTGCCAGCAGCAATTGCCGCGAAGTTGTCGTCGATTTCAACTGGATGGCCAAGGAATCGACCACCGAACGCAGCGGTCGGATCTGGTTGCCACAGGTAGTAAGCGCCTGAAGCGTCCTTGATTTGGCGCATGGTTGACAGGGTGGTGTCATTGGTCAGCCATACAGCACCGGGGCGGTACTGCGACTTCAGGGAGTGCTGCAATGCAATCACCTTGTCAGCAGGAGCGACTGAGGCGAACGCGGCAGATTTACCTGATGCGATGTAGCCCACGCTGCCCCACGCATAGGCGCTGTTGGCTACGTTGGTGTAGCCTGCGATACCGCGAGCCTTGCCAACGCCATTACCAGTGATGAATTCAGCACCGGCACCTTCCGCAAAGCCGATCGCCGCTTCGTCGGCAAGATCTGCTTCAAGGTTGATGAAAGAGTCTTCCAGCGTTTCGTTGTATACCCAAGGCTCCACTTCAGCAGTGAAGACTTCGATTTCAACCTTCTTGTAGGTCGGCTCGGTAGTCTCGCCACCTGTCTGGCCGTCAGCAACACGGCGCATTGCCATGCCGGACGCTTTGACCAGCTTCGACCATTTGGCCGTGCTAATGGTGGTAACGTCAGCCAAGCGATACATTGCACTGATGGTCGGCGCAACGCGGTCGATCATCATGTCCATTTCTGGGAGTACCGTATAGCCGCCATCGGGATCGCTGCCGGTGTTCATGGCTTTTGCCTGAATTTCAGACAAGCCATCATCGCGGCCTTTGCGCAGGAAGGTGTTGAACGCTTTTTTGTGTTCAAGCTGTTCCTGGGTCATTTCGGAATTGCCAGCGGCAGGGCGGTTCGCTTTCTTTTCAAAGTCGCGGAACGATTCCTGCTGCTTGTTCATGTCGGCGCTGATCAGATCCAGTTTTGCCCTCAATTCATCAACGGTTTTGCCGTCGGCTTTTGCCTTGATGATTTCGTCGTTGGTTTTCTGGAATTCGTGCCACGCTTTGCCCTGATCTTCGATCAGCTTTACGATTTCAGTCGTCATAATTTTACCTTTTAAGTGGGTTATTTCGGGATTTTTCGGCTTTTAAGTGCCTCAAGAACAGACTGCATTCCGTCATCGCCCGAATCACTCGGAGAAAGACTTTTGGCTTTGGAAATTAATGCCATCGCCTCACGCTCAGAACATCCACATACATCGCGTAGATGGCGCTCAAGTGAGCGAATATCGCTGATACCTTCAATGCTTTTTACGCCCTGAACTCTGGCTGCATCGTTGGCGGGAAAGGTGACAAGGGAAGTTTCCCAAAGATCCACCTTTTTCAATGTGGTAATGCCGGTTGCCTTGTCCCGGCTTTCATCCCTCGGAATGAATCCGATAGACAAGCCGCTGATGGCCTTCATCTTCAGTAGTTCGTGTGCCTCAGCGCCGCGCTGGGTCTTCAATGCAATCTGGCCTTCAACCTTCAGGCCGATGCTGTCTTCAACCATTGATGTGAACACGCCCAACGGCTCAGAGCTTCGATGCTGCCACAACAGAGCAGGCATAGTGCCCTTTGCTTTGTGGGCTGCGAGCGTGTCCAAAAATGCGCCAGGCGCGACGATTTCGCCGTAGGAGTCAACAACACCGAAAACCGAACCATAGCCGGTAAAGGTGCCATCTTCTGCTATGGCCTTAACTTCAAAAGCAAAGTCTCTTGTTCTAAGTGTCATGGTTTTGCCTCTTTCGGCGGTGCGCCAGCAATATTGGCTGGATGGTTGAGTTTGTCGGATTCTGGATCACTGTCTGGCGGCATATCGAGCAACGAACGGCCCTCATTTTGGGTAATCAATCTACCCGCAATATCGGCAAGGATCATAGCGTGCTTGTCTTTGAGCGATCCGCGCAGCAAGCCTTCGTCGATGAAGCTGGCGTACAAGCCGTTTTCGCGGTCTTCTTTGGTCAGCAGATTGGCGTCAATGGATTGCTCCAGTCGCATGTACCACGGCGAAAGGCAGTGAACGACGTGAGCAAGGAACATTTGTTCGGCGCTGGCGTAAGTCGTGTTCTTTGACTCAGCGCCCACCATGATTGGATTCACGCGGAACTCGCGACAGATTTCCTCTATCTGGAACCGGCGTGTCTCAAGAGTCTGAGCGTCAATCCCGGTCATCACTGTTGGAATCCACTTTGCAGCCCTATCAAGCACCATCGGCTTGCCATCATTTTTTGGGCCTGCCTGATTCGCTGCAATCCATTCAGCAAGATCGCTGTGCTGTTGCGGACTCAACTTGCCTTCGACGGAATATGTACCCGAACTGCGAACGCCGTTCCTTTGCAGATTGCCCTGCTGCTCCTCTGCGGCCATTGCAAGCCCAATGGATTCACGAGCCAGTTGCACAGCATCAAGGCCCATCCAGCTATTCCATGACGGGCCCTTCACATGCCAGATGGATTCAGCAGGAAAAATCTTTGTGTTCCCGTTGTCGGCGCGCACTTCATAGGTCAGCTCCCAGTTGCTTGCGCGCTTCGGGGTTACCGATCCAGGATCAAGCGGAACAAGTTCAAGAATGTCACCCCTGCTCGACCTGCTGATGAACGAGTAATGATTCCCGCACAGTACAGCGTGCATGGCGACGGTTTCGCGATACTCAAAACTAGTTTGCCAGTCGTTCGCCTTGTTCGCCAGAACATCGTAAAGCGGGTGACTGGTTTCTGGCGTCCTGAGCTTACCATCCTTACTTTTGCGCATGAGCTTAAGCGGAACCTGGGCAATGCCCTCGCCAATCACCCGAGTACATGCGAGCACGGTTGAAACTTTCATCGCGGTGTGAACAGTAACGGTCTTTCCAGACGAAGACGCAGCCCACCCGGTGGAATTTCTCAGCAACTCATAAAGCGAAGTGGATTTTTCACTCGACGCTCCAGAGTAAGCAGATGATAGAAACCCCATTATTTAGCCTGCGCCATTTTTACAGCCTGAATCAAAAGCAGCATCCCGCCAATCACATACCCGGAAGGCTGGAATATGAGCCAGGATCCATAGGAAACGCTCGATGCACCAACAATCAAAAGCAGGTCGGGTAAATATTTCATGCCGCTTCCCAAAATGATTTTCCGGATAACGACTCCGGGTTTAAGTTCATCACGCTTTGAGCATCAAAGATGGCCATTAATGGGTCTATCTTCGCGCTGCCTGATGCCTGTTTCGTAATTGATACCGCATTGCCCTGCTGGACAATCCGCGCATTACCTGCGCACCAGTTCATCATTTCTGATCCACTGTGACTGATCACGCCGCCAGCAAGATCGCGTTCAGTCCCCTTGATGGCGCTGTTCAGCTTCCATCCTTGGGATATGGCGACAATCTGATCCAGATTGATGCCGCGCGACTCCGTGACAAGTTCATCAACGATCTGACTGATGCCCGCAGCGTCCACACCGATACCCTGCTTTTCAGGCAGAAGACCGGCAGAATTTATGCGCTCGATAATGTCGGCCACGTTGGTAACATCATCGCCAGGCACATCAACGAACGTCAGGTCGCCAGCTTTGGCGAAGTCCCTGAGCCTTGAGGCAATGTCCTTGCGACGCTCAAGCACAATCTTGTGCGCCCACGCATGGCACCAGACCAGACGCTTACGGCTTCCGGATTCTCTGCCGATGACGGCCAGCCCCAGCAAGTCGTCAAGCCCGCCGCCGTCGATGCCGACAACAACAACCTCAGAACGAGCAATCAGGCTCTCAAGCGTCAAGGTCGGGTCAGAATTCTGCTGCCAGAAATCAGCACCGGCCCAGCGGTCGGAACGCAAGTTCATCCCGATTTCAACGTTCAGGTGCTTGGCCAGGAACTTTTGCAGCGTGCCGTCAGTTTTCGGCAGATTCTTGACAAGCTGATCTTGTAGCCATTCGCTGCTGACTGATCGGCCCAGGTTCGGGTTTGTAATGTAGAAGTTTGCCGGATCGAGGTAGGCTTTCGACTCAATCATGGCCTTTGGGAATTCATAGAGAACGCCCAGCGATTTCTTGTCTACGATTTTCCCGTCGCGTACATCGCGGTAATAGTTCAGCTTGTCCCTGAACACCCCTGCCGGCGGTTCGTCGCTTTGAGTGGTGAGGTAGATCACCCAGCCCTCGTCACGCGACACCTGCCCGCCTGTGGCCTCCATGAACATGGCCTCGGCCTGCGCCTTGGTGCCGAACAGCCAGTGTTCATCAATCAGCACCTTGCCAGACTTCTTACCCGATACCGTGTCAGTGTCAGCCGCCACCACTTTGAGTGACGATCTGGAAACGCGGTGAGTGATAGTCCTGATATGGTCTTGAACATGGAACAGTGCAGAAAGGTCTTCGTCAGACCTGATCATGCCGGCGGCAGGCTTGAAACTGTTGTCTGCCACCTCTTTGGTGGGTGCCAAGATCAGGTGTTCTTCATCTTCGCGCCAGCACATCAACACAGCGGTCAACATGATCCCGGCGGCAATGGTCGACTTGACGTTCTTCTTGCTGATCAGTAGATAGAACTCCCTGATCAATTGCTGCCCGGTGTCTTCGTCGTAAGCGCCAAAAATTGCGGCAACGAAATCGAATACCCACTGGTCGCTGCACTCGCCAAAGGTCGGCTTGCCCGGTAGATCGGACACCCGCAGGCTCTTGAAAATCTTAATAGCTCGCTCGGCTTCTTCTGGATAAATCGGTGCCGGGATGATCGACTGCCGATTGATAAGCCTCGATTCCCAGTCAATACAAGCGGTAGACCATTCCACCTATTTGACAGCCCGAAGGTGTGCCGGTGGCCTGGGTGCTGAATATTTGCTGGCCACGCCTTCCGCAGCGCCCTGTCTGGCTTCCTTCTTGCCGCCCTCACCCTTTTTCGCATGGGTGTATTGGATCGCGGCAACCGCAGCCCGAACTTGGTTGGCATTGGCATCAATTATGCCAAGTGCAATATCCTGTAACAGTTTGAGC